ATTCTTTTTAATTTTTAAATAACGCATATACTAGGCGTTGCATTTTTTAACATTTCGTGTGTTTATAATAGTCGGATTTCTAGTGTCCGGCTTAATTAAGGAATAAAATCTATGAAAACACAGCCAAAACCGACTTATAGCGTAGAAACTTCAATTGATGAAAGATCTTTAATTAAGAATGATAATTTTTATTTCTTTTGTGAATTATTTAGTGGAGGTGATAGCATAAAAGAATTCGAATTAGAAATAAAAGCAAGTGGTACTATTCAAGAGGGATCAAGAGGATCAAGAACAGAGCCAGAAGAGCCGGCCCACGTCGAAGATCTTCAAATTGAAATAGAATTAAATGGAGTCAAATTAGACTTTCCAATTGATAATATAAAAGATGAATATATTATTTCTATTGGTGATGAAATAATTGAACAAGCAACAAAAGATTATTACGATCAAAGAGAAGACTACGAATTAAGGCATCAATAACCATAAAAAGTCAAATCCCACCAAAAAAAACAGCGTCAAAATATTGTCATGTTTACAAGTCTTTCTAACTTATGAATAATTAAACAACATTAACAAGCTAAGAATCAAGGAAGGTTCATTTTGCGAGAATTAGGCAATCATATAAAGCCAATTGTGTCTTTTGATCAAAGAGTATTAATAATTTCAGATCTTCACTTTCCATACGCGCATAAAGATTGGTATCCATTTTTAAAAGCTATAAAAGATAATTACAAACCGGAAATAATTTTAAATGTTGGTGATACGGTTGACGGACACGCAATTTCTTTTCATTCAAGTGATTCCTCTTTGCCTAGCGCCGATCAGGAACTTGAAGAGGCAATAGAAGAAATTCAAAGATTAAAAGAGTTATTTCCAAAAATGTATATTTGCGAATCAAATCACGGATCTTTAGCCTATCGTAAAATTAAGGAAGGTGGGATTCCAATAAGACACTTAAAAGATCTCAATGAGCTTTATGATACTCCTCTTTGGGAATGGCATCACGAGCTTTTAGTGGAAACTTTACAGGGTTTTGTATCGGTTGTTCATGGAAAAAGCGGCGGTTATAATAAACTTTCATCAGAACAAGGAAATAGCGCGGTTCAAGGGCATCACCATCAGAAATTTGAAATAACATGGTCGAAGTCAACAATGATGGAAAGATTCAATATGATAGTGGGTTGCTTAATCGATGTTAATTCTATGGCCTTTGCTTATGGCAAAAATTTCGCCAAAAAGCCAATGTTGGGCGTGGGTTGGTTAAATGAAATGGGCGAGCCTTCATTGATTAGAATGATTACAGACAAAAATAATAGATGGATAGGGAAGCTATGAGGGGAAAGTCTGATTTTACTTTTGATGTTTATGGCCAGCAATATAGTGTGGAATTCGTAAGTAAAGTTTTAGATCCAGATGGAAATATTGAAGTTTGCGGCTTATGTGATATGGAATCCTCGAAAATATATGTAAATAACAAGATGAATAAACAGCTAACAGCTTGCACGATATTACATGAATTATTTCACGCTTACTCCAGGCGAGCCGGTTTAGAGAACTCAGAGTTATCAAGTGAATTAGAGGAATTGATCGCGGATCAGTTTGCAAAAGTTTTGACTGAAAATTTCGATTTCAAGTTTTAATATGTACGATAATTTAAACAGACTTTTATACATAAATACAGGATATGAGCCAAGTATCAAAGAGGCTAACGAATCAAATTATTTACAGGCATTAATTAGAGAAACTATAAGATCAATAGAAATGACCTCAGAAAATCAATATGAAATAATGGTAAGAAAACAAGGTTTAGCGAATAATCTTAGAGATAAAATACATATTGTTAGGGATTAACTGAGCATCTATCTGGATCAACAATGCAAATATATTGGCCATACTCTCTCTTTTCGCAATAATTCTTTGCATTGGTATAATCTTCGATAGTTTCGGGAACTATAAGACCACTTGGAATTATTTTTTTAACTCCATTACATGCCATAAAGCCAATATCATCAAGAGTTATACACTCTTTAAAAAAACCTCTATTAAAAATAGATCTCGGAGTCCTAGACTTACAGCTTGTTAATATCAGTAAGAATAATACTAAGGGCAATTCTAGTTTCATCATCTTTTGCATTTTTTATGGCCTTATATAAAGCAATTTGCTTATTTTCTTTTAGGTTGAAATCATCTCTAACTTGTTTGATCTTGTTATCTATCCATAGGGAATAGAAAAAATCAATTGATTCTTTAATTTTTGGAATAGCGGCGGCAATCGTTACAATGCCGCCCATTATAGAAGTGATTCCCATTAAGAAAATAACTTATTTACAATTACTACAGCTTCGGCAGCATTAAGATCTTTAATTTCCTCTCCGATCTCTTTAAATTCTTTAAGCGCAGTTATTACCTTGCTAACTGAGTCATAAAGCTCAGGAATATGAACAGAATCTTCGAATCCTACTTTTCCATCAGCGAAAACTTTTTCCCCTGTCTTAATAACGCCTTTTAATCCATCGATAACTAATTCAAGTTTATCAATATCCATGCTAACCTCCAAAAATGTTAATATTAATATATAGGCAATAATTAGATCAGTAATTTGACGATAATGCAAAAAAGAGGATATTCTTTAATTAAGTAAGAATTTACTAAACGAAGGTTTTAAAAATGAGTGGACAAGAAAAGAATCCAGTTGGGCCGCCAACAAAGTACCATGATAAAATTCCAGAGGACTTGAAAGCGTTCTTTAAGGACATTAAACCGCTATTATTGAATGATGTCGAGGTTGGTTTTATACTTCCAACAATAGAAAAGTTTTGTTGTGAAATCGATATTGTGACCTCAACTTTTTATAAATGGTGTAAAGAAAAGCCGGATTTATCGAGCGCTTTTAGCATGGCTAAGCAATATCAGAAAGATTGGATCATTCAACTTGCCAATAATGGGATCTATAGAGAAGGTTTTGCAAAGTTTACGGCCATCAATTGTACTGATATGAAAGAGAAGATCGAAACAACAAACACCAATACGGAAATCATTTTAAATATTGATAAAGAAGATCAAAATCTTTAAAAAAACTCCTAAACAAATTGAAGCGATTCCCATACTTGCGAATAATAAATATGCTGCTTGCTATGGTGGTTCGAGATCTGGAAAGACTTTTATCATTATTTACGCGATGATAATTAGGGCTTGCAAGGTAAAATCAAGACACGCAATAATAAGATCGACTTTTAGCTCTGTTAAGAGATCTATTTTTATGGACACTTTTCCAAAGGTTTTGGCCATATGCTTTCCAAACCTTCCGGTTAAATGGAATAAAACGGATTACTTTGTTACTTTTCCTAATGGATCAGAAATATGGCTATGTGGTTTAGATGATTCAAGAGTTGAAAAAATATTAGGTATGGAATTCAGCACAGAGTATTTTAACGAAGCCTCAGAGCTTAATTACTCAGCAATCCAGTTAGTATTATCGAGACTAGCTGAAAAGAATAGTCTTAAAAAAAGAGTATGGTTCGATTTCAATCCTCCGGCTAAAAATCATTGGTCATATTGGTTATTTATAAAAGGGCTAGATCCAATAGAGTCAGAGCCTTTAAAAAATCCGCATGAATATGGTCATATCTTAATGAATCCAAAAGATAATATTGATAACATAGACGAGGATTATTTAAACATTCTCGAGGCGATGCCCCAAAAAGATCGTGAAAGATTCCTAGAGGGGCTTTTTTCGGATTCAAGCGACGGATCAGCATATTACGCTTTTAACAGAGAATTACACGTCAGAGAAGAAAGACCACAGGGAGCACAAATATATTTTGGTATGGATTTTAATGTTTCGCCAATGACTTGCGTGATTGGACAATACATAAATGACACTTTTTATATCCACGACGAGGTTTTTTTGCCTAATAGTGACACTTACAAGATGGTAAATAAATTGAAAGAAAAGGGTTATACTGGAGGCGTTGTGATACCAGATAGCACAGGGGCGAACAGAAAAACCTCCGGAAAATCAGATCATCAAATCTTAAAAGAGGCCGGTTTTACAATTCCAAGGGTATTTAATCCTTTTGTTACAGATCGTGTAAATAACGTAAATAGACTTTTGACGGCTAATCGAATTATAATTAATCCTAAGTGTAAGAAACTAATTGGCGATTTAGAAAAGGTAACTTGGAAAAATGAGTCATTGGATCAAAAGGGAGCATCAAAGGACTTAACGCATATTTCAGACGCGCTAGGTTATTTTTGTTGGAAATTGGATAGTATTAGACCAAAGTATACAGAAACGGCAACATTCTCATAAAAAGGGCAAGAAAAATGGATTTATTAGACGATAGCACAATTAGGAATATAATTTCTGATATAAACTCAAGTCAAAACAAGGCTAGAAGAGAAAAAGAAATAAAAGCTTTTGAAGTATATAGTGGAGAGTTGAAAACTCATGTTACTAACAGAATCAAAACAATTTACCCTAAAACTCACGGATCTTTTTCAATAGCAGATTTAAACCTAACAAAGAAATGCGTTGATAAATTATCTAAGGCATATAAACAGCCTCCAATAAGAGATCTTGGAACGGATCAAGAAACCAAAGAGTATTCGGAATTAATGGAGGAAGTCGACGCATCGGAAGCATGGCGAACTTTTGACGTTTATTACAATTTACATAGATATGCGGCAATGTGGTTTAGTTTTGTAGAAATTAATGGAGAACAAGAAATTGTTTTACGCCCATTAGCTCCATTTCAATTTTCAAGAATAACTAACTCTATTGGAGAGACTGAAGTTTTTATCGTTAACTTTCCAAGTAGTAGTTTGTATAGTTCAAATGATACTGATGGAAGAAAATCTTTAATTCAAGATTCACAGCAAGACTCTTCAAGAAAAAGATATGCAATATGGACAGCAGATCAACACGTTGTTGTTAATTGTGAATATGGGAACGGAGGATCTATAACAGTTTCTCACGAAGTTATTGAGGGTAACGAAAATAATGTAAATGATCTAGGTATGATTCCGGCTTGTTTTGCACAGCAAGGGGATAATGCAGCCTTACCAATATCAAACCCTATTACAAATCAAACTATAGAATTTTGTACTCAATATTCATCAATGCTTACTTCGGCAAATGTTCAAAGTTTTGGACACTTGGTTTTATCTCACCCGAGCGATCAAAAAATGCCAAGTGAAATATATAACAGTTTATTTACTTATTCTAAATTGCCACAGGTTGAAGGGGGGATTCCCACAACATTGGATTATTTAAATCCTGCTCCGAATCTTGATGGCCAGCTACAAATATTACAGAACTTTGGACATCAAATAATTACTGAACATCTAGGCGATGGATCTCAAAGCGTTAATGGATCTGATAACTTTACAAGTGGGCTAGATAGAATGATCGCTAACTCTGATATTTCTAATATTATAGAATCTAATGAGCAAGTTTTCGCTAAATGTGAAAATGTTCTTTATAATATAATAAAATCATTTTATGACATTAAAGATCGTCAAAAATTTAGAAGTAAAAACATTACGATTAAATATAGCAAATCAAGACCTATAATTTCAGAGTCCGATATTCTTTCTAATATCGAAAAGAAATTAATGCTCGGATTAATAGAAAAATACGAGGCTCTTATTATGCTAGATCCTAATACTACAGTCGAAAATGCTAAAAAGAAGATCTCAACAATAAAAGAAGAACGGAAAGCAGATTTAACGAGCATTTTTGGAGAGGACGAGGATAATGCCGATAAGTAAGACTAAATTTGTCTACACCTTAGACTTATCAGAGCAAATAAAGACCGTTAAGCCGTCGAAAAGGAAAGCGGTCACTGAGCTTATAGGAATAACTGTAATTGATTCTATGGAGGAATATTTATCTAAAGGTGTTACTCCAGTTTCAAAAGGTGAGTTTAAAAAATCATTATCCAAGAAATATGCAAAAATTACCGGAAAAAGTGTCGCTAACTTATATGAAGATGGAAATCTCATGGGAGATCTTAGAGTTGATAACTTCAAAGATCGAATAGAGGTTAAAATTACTGATAAAAAGCAAAAATTAGTTGGTTATAACCACAATACGGGGGACACTTTGCCAGTTAGGCAATTTTTGCCGAATGATGAAAACGGCGAAACTTTCAAAAGAAGCATCACCAAAAAGATTAAGGATATTATCGAAGATGCCAGTTAAATTAAAAGGAATCAAAAAAGTTAATGTCAATATTAAGTCAATCTTACCAGATGCAAGATCAAACTTTGCAATTGCAATGAAGAAAGAAATTGTTGATCTAATTGTTGAAAAAATTGTTTCGGGCAACTCTCCAGTGAAAGGTAATAATCGCTACAAGAAATATTCTAAAGGATATGCAAAAACAAAGGGTCGATCTGAGCCGGTTGATCTTGTCAAATCCGGCAACATGCTGAATAATTTATATGCGAAGATAACAAACAAGAAAAACATATTAATACTTTTTAGAGGTGGCTTAGCCGCAAAACTTGCAAGTTATCACCAGAATGGACTTGGACGCTTACCAGTAAGGAAGATTTTACCGGCAGGGCGTGAAATTTTTAAGGTTGGAATAATGAAAAGAATAACAGCACTTTTGGATAAGGCCGTTAAAAAGGCAATTAAGTAATTTTACAAATGATGGGAATACGCCCATAATTAAGGAGAATAGATAATGTCTATAGAAAAAGAGCAAGAACTTGCATTAGAGGCGAACGCCGGACAATCTAAAGAAACGGATTATGCTGCTGAAATCGAACGATTAAAAACAGCAAATGAAAGACTTTTGTTTGAGTCACAGAAAAACAAGACGCGTAAAAGCGAATTGGAGACTTTAGAGGCAAAACTCTCTGAAATTGAGAATAAAAAACTCGAAGAAAGTGGAGATTGGCAAAAAAGACTTGGACTAGAACAAGAGAGAACAGCAGAATTAAGCAGTAAACTTCAAAAGCAAAAAGAGAAGATTTTGAAGGGAAATGTTTACAATGCGGTTCAGCGAATTGCAAAAGATGCTTATGACGTTAATGATCTTTTAGCTCAATCAGAATATGTAAAAATGATTGAAGTAGACGAAGAAACATTAGAGCCTGTTACCGCATCAATTGAACAATTTGTTAATTCATTAAAGTCCGAAAAAAAGTACTTCTTTAAGGGTACAAAAGTTGCATCGATGGCGGACTCTAGTCCAGTTATCGATAAACCTTTAACAAAAAAAGTCGAGCACATGAGTGCAGACGAACAAAAAGAAGCTATGAGCAATATGATTGCAAAGGCTTTAAACACAAGAGGTTAATATGGCTGATACATTAATGGGAGTTACAGAAACTCAAGCTTCAGCAATGGCGCAAGTTTCTAACATGGCTCAACTTTACTTACAACAAGCTTCAAAGCTTATCCCTACAGTTAGTAACTATTCTAACTTAGCGGTTAAGGGTTCAAGCTCAATTAAATTACCTAGATCTGGCGGTTTTACTGTTGGCGCTAAAGGTGAAAACGTTGCGGTTGATTCACAAGCAATAACTTATGTTGCTGACACAATCAACTTAAACCAACATAGAGTTGTACAATTTCTTTTAGAAGATATTGCGGACGAGCAAGCAACGATTGCTATTGTTCAAGATTCTTTAATGAAAGCATCAGCGGACATGGCGTTTGATATTGATAAACTAATCAAGGCTCAATTTGATAGTGCATCAGCTTCAAGTCCAGATCATGTAATTCAGTACACTGACGCAGCAGGGGAAATAATTGCTCTTTCAGATATTCTTGCTATGAGAAAACTTTTAGTAGATCAAAATATTGATCCTAGAGAATCTTTTCTAGGTGTTGGATCTTCAAAAGAAAGAGACATGTTAGGAATCGACGGATTCATTTCTAGTGAAAAGTATGGATCAAATCAACCAATTTTAAATGGTGAGATTGGACAAGTTTACGGAATGAAAGTAATTGTTTCAAATGTTTTTGACGCAAATGACTCTTATGCTTGGCACCCTTCAGCGGTTGGTTTCGCTTTTCAACAAGGTGTTAGAACTCAAAGAGAATATGATCTTGCTAACCTTGCGACTAGATACTCACTAGACTATCTTGCAGGATTCAGCGTTTTAGATTCTGGAAAAAGAGTTGTAAAAATCGAAGAAACTCCATAAAAAAGAGTTTAATCTATAATTGGGAAGGGACTAAAAATCCTTCCCTTTTTTTTAAGGGTGCATGATGGTTTTAAGCTATAATTATTTAGAGGCTAAAACAGAAAAATTGCTACAACGCAAGCTTGTCGAGCTACAAGTAAAATCAGGTTACACAGTAAAAATAATTAATATATACGCAAGCGGAAAAAAAGTTATTGCATGGTACTATGCAAATCCAAAGGACGCTTTAAATGTTAAATAAAAAAACACTTCAAGATAAACATTCCCAGAGTTACGTTGACTCTCCAACAAGAGAAAATAAAACGGCTCAGGAAGTTTTAATTTCAAATAAAACAATTGGCCTGTCACCTTTTGGGGAATATGACACGATAGCGGCAACATATCCAACAACATCTAGTGAATTATACACTTACTCTTTTAGTGGGACAGCAATCGGGACAATATTAGTTTCATATACAGACAGCACAAAAGAGGTTTTAAATAGCGTGGTAAAAAATGAGCTTTAAATTCAATCCATTCACGGGTTTATTAGATTATTTTACAGGCGGCGACGGATCTGGAGAAATAAACCAAACAGATGCCGAAATAAAAATCCAGTATGAAAATAACCCAAACACAAATGAATACAGCGACAGCGAAAAAGCTAAATTAGCGAATATAGAAAATAATGCTACAGCAGATTTGACAGGGCCAGAAATAAAAAGTCTTTATGAATCGGAGTCAAATACAAATGCTTATACAGATAGCGAAAAAACAAAACTTGCAGGACTAGATAGTTCTAAATTTTTAGGGGAATACATTTCACTAGCAGCACTTCAGATTGCCTTTCCATCGCCCTCGGTTGGATCTTATGCAAATGTTGATACTGGAATAGGCTCGGACGTTGTTAGGTATATATGGGATAATGATGATTTAGAATATATTCTACAATTAGGAACGAGCACAACATTAACTGATGCTCAAATAAAAACTCAATATGAAAACAATCCGGACACTAATAATTACTCAGATAGCGAAAAGGCTAAACTTTTAGGAATTGAATCTGGAGCGACAGGTGATTTGACTGGCTCTGAAATAAAAGCTTTATACGAGTTAGAGGCTAACGCTTATACAGATGTAAAAAACACTAAATTAGATGGAATAGAAAGTGAGGCTACTCAGGATCAAATTTCCTCGGAAGTTCCTTATGACAATACGGCAAGTGGACTTACGGCCATTGATGTCAAAGCGGCACTAGATGAAATATCATCAGAAGTCGGAATTGGAGGATCGCCACCATGGGCGACTTCAATAGGCGCGCTATCTGATGTCACAATAAGTGGCGCGCTAGCTGACAACGAAATTCTTCAATATCACGCAGCGTCTAGTAAATGGAAAAATGAAGTCTTAGCCACAGGCGGCGCGGTTGATTCTGTAAACGGAAAAACTGGAGTAGTTGTAATAGATCCTGATGATCTTGACGATACGGCAACAACTAATAAATTCACAACAAGCGCAGAGATAAGCAAATTATTA